CGACTAAAGAATTTTAAGCTTTCAAATACACTTGTATCTTGTTCTGTTGTGTCTGATTTCTTTATAATAAAGCCCTCATTTGGTATACTACCACTCAACCAACTTTTAACAATATCTGTTACATCTAACTCTAAATCAGAAGTACTATAACTAAAAGATTGTGATGCAGCTGATCCAGTATACCAATTACCTCCTCCTGGTGATGTTTGATATGATCCAGTAGTTCCTATATTATATGATCCAGTAGCCCATTTAGGACTAGTTGATGCTACGTTTGTTCTATATCTCCAAGTAACTCCATCAGTTGTTTCAGGTGAATTGGCAAATCTACCAGATCCCATATTCCAACTACCGCTTAATGCATAGCATTGAATATTATAATCTACTGGTATTTCTACCGGTTCTGTTGTATATAACTTTAAATAGTATTTTGCATTAGACGCTGAGGTTATAAGTCCAGAACTACTATACTGCGCTAATGTTGTTAAGTCAAACTTAACTAAAACTCTAGAATTGTAGTTTGTTGTACTATCAATAGTTTTACTTATGTCTAATATAGCGTCTAGGCCCGTATTTTTATTTACGTACTTCTCGTATATTGTTGCGTCTTTTGTGGGATAAAAGCTAAAAATCATATCAGAATGTTGCTATTCTACCTCTAATGTCGGTATTTGGGTACTTTACTTCAAATATTGATGGATCTAAGCTTGGATATATTACACCATTTTGAGTTGCTCCTGGTATATGATAGGATATATCGCTATATCCACCTAGACTATCGTTAATATTATATATATTTACTGCAGTAACGGTCTGAACTCCTTGTGCTTGAAGTATTACGTTATATACATCACTTATTACTATTGGTTGATTAATTTGCCACTTATCTATTTCAAAAAAGGATTTAACAGACTCAATGGATCTTAATAATACTTCGTTTGCGTTAAATGATGGTAATGCAATAATGTTAAAATCTACACCTATATTAATAGTGAATGCATCTCTAATATTAATACTATCAGTTAACATTCTATATTGATCAAGATATACTTTTAAATTCTCCTTAACTGCTTTATTTACAACTGCAATGTTTTTATTATTATCATAACCCAATACAAACATATTTAACGCAAGTGGATTTGCAACAGTATCATTTGTTTCAGTTGTTCCTATATTATTTTGTTCGTCTGGCGTTATGAAAACCTTTGCTACACTTCCGTATGATGGAGGTAATGCGTAAGCCCTTACAATGTAATCTTCACGGGTAGTTGCTCTATTTTGTGATGAAAACTGAGCTAAAGTATTTTGCCTTATTTCTTCTACAGTCTCACCACTCTTTCCGCCGCTTGCAGCTACATTATTATTCACAGCTAACGAATTAACTATTTGTTGGTTAAGTATTGTTGTTGTTGATGGGAGATTTGATGTCTGTATATCTACTTCAATTATTTCGTTTATTGTATTTGATGGTACATTTGATGATACACCTCCACCAACTAAGTAAGTTACAGTTAATGTTGTATTGCTTGGTGCAATTCCGTATGATGTTGTAAATAAGGGGCTTGCTGGATCGATTGGAGCATCAATATTATCTCTACCAGTAGGCAGTGATAATCCAAGATTTTCCGGAGTTGCTAGCAGCTCTTCATCAGGTGTACTAGATACTCCTGATCCAAATTGTATTTCAATTCCAGATTCAGTTATTCTTGTTATAAACCTTCTATATACCTTCTTTAATTTTAAAAGATATGGTGTTTCAGCTGAGTAGACTGCAGCGTCTGGATCATTGAACTGTGTATTAGTAACTTTTTCGAATATTGTATCTTGTGCTAAGTAAGGAACTTCATACCAAATATTACCATCAGAATCAACTATACTGTCTATTGCGACTAAATTAGGTTTGTTGATCAGTATTTTTTTAAATTTCTCAGCTGTTTCTATTGTAAATGTTTCTGTCTCAAGTGCAGCACTAATTGCTCTTACTGTTTTTTTAGCGAGAAAATAATTTGGTGCACCAGTTGTTGGATCAATACTATAAACTGATATATCAAGTGGATCTATGTAATTATTAATACTAAAGTCAATCTTCTCTTGTGTTAAAAACTCTACACTACCAGCACTAGATCTTGTTTTTAATCCTGGATTTATTGTTAATCCGTATCTTGTGTCTGCTGTTACATTTTCACCACTTCCAGAAGCTGGCATAAGTTGATAAACATCCATATCAACTATTGATGGAATTGATAACTTAGGCTTATAACCAAAAGAACTAGCTATTGAAAGTAGGTTTCTTCTTTCTTGGGCGTGTAATACTAAATTTTCTTTAAATTGTGAATCAACATAATAGTTTAGTACATCTCCAACATACGCAGCCATTTCAATAAACATCATACCTGGTGATGATTCGTTAAAATCGTTATATGTGTTTGGGTAGTATACCTTTGCAAATTCAATCAAGCCTTTTTTAAAGCTATCAAAATCTCGACCCAGGTACTTAATATCTTTAGTTGGCATTATTGGTTAGTATTTAGCTGCAAAGTTATGCTTCTCGTGTCAAATTCATTTCCCTGTAAGCTTATTGTTAATTTAACAAATACAGAGTTTTGATCCTCAGATGGAGTTATAGTTAACTCATTTATAAATATGTAGGGTAGCCAAAATCCGAATTGAGTACGGATTTTTGCATCTATATTAGTTACCAATAAGGTATCATTAATCTCAAAGGTTGCACTACGTAAATCACACCCAAAATCAGGATGCATTACTCGCTCTCCTTTGTTTGTTAATAGTAAGTTTCTAGCATTGGCATATGCTGCATCAATTGTTAGATACGTTTGAGCAAATCCTGATCCATATGAGTTTTCCATTGGTAAATCTATACCAATTGCAACATCTAATTCTAAATCAATAGGGTCAACGCGGATTTCCTGTGCCATTAGCCTCTACTATTATTTGCTATTTCATCTGCGCGCTTCAAGAGGCTACTATAGTCCTTTACTAGGTGTGCTGTTTGACTTGGGGCAACTGCTAGCTCAGGATCAAATTCCTGCTCTCCAGTACTGTTAATTGCACCCATACTCTCAAATCCACCACCATCGTCAAATCCAGCCATACTTTGTCTTGTCTCATTAAGAAAATCATCCATAGTAACAAGTGGATATTCTCTAGGAATTAGTGGTCTTTTAGTCTGTTTTAGTGAGTCAAAACGGATTGGGAGTTTAACTGAGTCTATTTCTTCATTAAGTATTAGTCTCACTTGAGTATTAACTACATCTGTAACTTCTTCACGTATTACGCGTCTTAATAACTTTATAAATTCTTGTGGCTTCATATCTTTATATAATTATAAATATCCCACAAATGGGATTGGAGCTATGCCAGCTGGCGCATTTGCATATATTCCGGTTAATATTTTTATTTGATTTTCAAATCCAGTAGCCATCTCTCTAACCATTCCGCTTGCACCTCCTTCTACTTTACCTTTAATTGGCTTAAATGGGCCGATGTTAATTACTGTGAATTGTGTTGTAGTTGGGCCAAACCAGGTAGCTCCTGTCCACAGTGCTTTAGTTGCTAATCCAAAAGTTATACTCATTATTTGAGCTTTTACATTAACTTTTTTCTCTTTCCACGTATCTAGTGATTGTTTGGCGTTATTTTCAATTTTTTCTCGCTTCTTGTCAATAACAGTTGTGACTTCTTTTTTTACACTATTGGTAAAGTCATCTATATATTTACTAATGCTATTATATTTAAAACCTAGTTCCTTTAACAACATAGCGATCAACGATACATCACCATCTAATTTAACTGCTAGACCCTTAAAGTACTCTCCAGCTTTTGTTTTAGATGCTCCTAATCGACGAAAGGTTTGTTTAGCTTTGTTAATATATCGTCGCTCTAATTGTTTTATGTTTTGAAGTGTTGTATTATCTTGTGCTATTGCATAGGTTAATTGATCAATTATTTCTAGTAGTTGCAGTGGATTAGTAATTGGAGTAGTAAATATATTACCCAAATCCTCAAATACTTGTGAGCGGGTTTTATCTTTTATATTATCAACAACCCGTGTCTTCCAATCTTGAAAAAATGTAGGATTACTTTTTATATCTTGAACTATCGAATTGATTCCTAAAATTAATCCTTCAACTAATTGCAAGTCCTCAAGTCTATGCTTAAATTGTCGCTTTTGTTTTTCAATTACTCTAAGTCTTGATGGTGGTTGATCGATTGACTTGAATCCAAAGTACCCGTCTGATACGTCAGTGATAGCTTGTTGATTCCGTGAATATGATATAACACCACTACTTAAATTACCAACTAATGTTGTAGCTCCCCTTGTAATTAATCTTCCTTGTGTTATATATAATTTAAGTTTTTTTAATTTTGCTCTTTTCTCCTTTATTAGTCTAGCCTTTTCTTCTACTATAAGTTTTTTTGTTTTTGTATCCTCTACATTACTATTAACCGGGACTAAATTTATAGCGTACTCTGTTACATCTTTTTCACCCTTATCAATTACTTCATCAACTTTCTTTTTTATTTCAGCTGTCTCTTCTTCTACACGTTTTTTTATTTTTTTAATAAGTGGTTGAACTTGTTTTTCATAAAAGTTTAGAAATGTTAAAAATGTTGTCTCATCTTCCACATCGCGGACTGATGTTTTATTTTGCGTATCGTTAATTAAATTAAGTAGTTTTGGAATATCAACATCAAACAATGTATATATTTGTTTAAGATATAATTTAGCTTTTGTATTTTTTTGTTTAAGTAGGGTTGTTAGTTGTTGAGCTGTTATATTTGAACTAACAAGTATTGATGTTAGTTGTTCTGCAATCGATTGTAAATTATTGGTGTTTATAAATCCTTGTAATGCTTTTGTTTCACTCTCTAGATCATATGTTGTGGTTGCAATACCTTGCTTAATTGTTTGTGATGTTGTTTTTATTTCATCTATTACACCCAATAATATTGTTGTTCCTTTTATAAAAACTAAATTTATCTGTTTGATAATTCCTGTGTATTTTTTTATATCAGCTCTTTTCTTTTTAGCATTAGCTTCATATTTTTTTCTATATTCCTTTAAAGTCTTTGCAGCTTTCCTATATTGAGCATCCTTACCTTCACTTTTCTTTTTTGCTAATTCTTCACCGCGTTTTTTTAAATCAGCTTTTAGTTCATCTATTTTTACTTCAACCTTATCAACTAACTCTTTACGTTTAGCTTTAATTTTATCTTCTAATTTTTTTTGTTTGGGTTCTAGTTTTTGTTTTATAAACTCAATCTTCTTTAATTTTGCTACAATTATTTTAGCTTGTTGATTACTTTGTGCTAGCATTGTATAATATGATATATACTCTGTTGGCGATACAGCTGTATTTACTAGTTGTAGCAAGTTTGTTGCGATTGTTGTGATTTTTTGTATTATATATCTTTTAAGTGCTGCGTTTGAGTCCGTATTATCAGTAATTGATTTGAGCCTACTATCTAATCCAGATAATAGTGAATTTAATTGTTGTAATGTCTCTAAATTTAATTTAAACTCAAAATTGCGAATAGTATTAACTAAGCTTAGCTCTTGTGCGAATACTATGTCAAAGTTTGGATCACTTACTTGCAATCTAAAATTATCAACTGATGATACTAGTAAGCTAATCTCATTTAGTTGTTGTTGTACCTTTTCTTGTAATAAGCTAAATAATTCATCTAGTGTTTTTGGTAAATCCTTTATTTCCTTTGCTATTGTCTCAACTTGATTAATAGTTGTTTTAATGGTTGCTTTGAGGATCCTAGCTTTGATTACATACCCTTTAATAGTTTGCGCTAGTCCCTTTATACCACTCTTTTGGATAGCAATTTCTTCAGTTAAAAAATACGCTTTTATTATATTTTCCATCAACCTACTTCGTGAATCTATTGTGTTATAATAGACATTTCCCATAGCATAAGGAGCTCCTAGTTGAGTTGGTGAGGGTAGTGTTGGTGGTATTCCATTAGGTAGTCCTGTTTTTATAGTTGCTACGTAATACTTTGTTACTACTTTAGCCCAATCTGTAGCACTACGAATCTTACCTGCATCTATTTCTGCTAATAGTGGTTGTGTAAAGGTTGCTTCGAAGTTAATTGGCATCTTATGTTATTCGTATTGGTGTTATTTGACCTGAACTAGCTAATGCTACAGCTTTATTTAACTCAGCCTGAGCTTCATTACCTGATCCCCATGATATGTGGAAGTGATTTCCAGTACCTGCTTTCGAAAGGTGCCTATACTCATCGATAAATCTAAAGTTAGGATTATTTCCAGCTGCATATTGACGTAATATTCTCACTACACTATCAAGCGTTTGATTATCCCTAGGAGATACAACTAAATCTATAGCATTACCCATCTTATGTCTTGAGTTATAAGATAGCTTTTGATGGTATTTATCATTACCACCAGTAATAATCACCCTTACGTTTGGTAATTGTTGTTTAATTGTTCTTAGTACATGCGATATAGCTCTCTCTATATTTGGAGTTATATCCACTTGACCATTATCAATTTCACTACCTTTTTCACTATACCCTAGTTCACGCAAAGTAGCTCTTAGCTTATTCGCATTCACCCCAGTTCCATTACCAACTATAGGAGTTCCCCCAGCACCTGCATCTCCACCTCCTGATCCTGGATCAATGATGCCAGTTGAATCTGTTATTGTTGTTGGTGGTGCTGGAGCTGGATCAGCTGCTTCATGACTAATGCCATCTACAAACACTAAACTACTTAATATCTCTGGCAATCTTGCTTGTAAATTTGCCATATCATACTGTGTATCTTCTCTAAAGTAAGCTAACCCCATTGGGGTTGCAATTCTCGCATTCTTTAAAATAACCAATAAATCCTCCAGTAAATTAGCTAGTTTTATACCTAAGGGTATTGGTTCATACGCCTGATCTATTGTTGGATCTCCTTTTGTTTGTGGTTTTTTTTGATTGTCAAGGTCATAAGGTTCACCATTATTTGGAACACCTAAAAAAATACCATCAGAAGCTGCTACTGTGACACTTGAGTCTGAGTCAATATTAACAGGGTTTTTTGATGATATAGCAACACCAGCTTCTCCGAATAACATTAAATAATCTCGCTTTGTGTTTAAGATTATTCGATCAGTATTAATTAGTACTTGCGAAGAGTTACCATAATTATTTATGTATCCTTGACTATCTTTTGTAAATGCTAGTAGCTTAGATACGTCGTTAGATTCTGCATCTAATGTTAAACTATACTCTAGATCTTGCATTGCAAAATCCAATTGAGGATTGCCTGGTATACTAGAGGATGTTACTGGGATTCCTGAAGACGTTACTGGTGGTTGTGCAGATTGACTTGGTGGTGTGACTAGCGCTACTTTACTAGCAGCTGCTGGAGGAGGTGCGCTATACGGTGATTGGTTTTCGGCCATGTTTAACGGTATTTAATTGTTTAAGATCCACCTGGAGCTTGTCCTTCTGCTGTTGCAGCATCAGCTGATAGTTGATTAGAAGCAATTTTTTCTGCGGATAAATATGCAGCTGGTGTGTTTGATTTGCTTGATTCTATATTAGCTCTTCTAACTGCAGTTCCGGTTGGTGGTTCGAGTTTGTATGTTGTTTGCCACGATAACATCTTAGTACCACAATTTAATTTAAGAGGTATGTTTTGTGTACTGGCTAGATATATTGATGAATTATCTTTATTAATATCCTCTGTGATATATGTGATATCACCATCAACTATTTGATCATG